CCGCCAAGCAGGAGAACGAGCGGCTGCGGGGGAAGGTGGAAGCTTATGAGCCAATAGTGGCTGCCGTAGAAAGCCACCTACAAAGGGCGATGCAAATCCTGAAGGGAGGGAAAGATGAGTGACTTCAAAACTACACCGATAAAGAACAGTTACGAACTGATGATTGATAGGCTGAAGGCAGTCATAAGTGACAAGGACGCCGAGCTTGCCCGCCTCAAGGCCGAGAACGAGCAGCTGTTGCGTGAACTGAAAATGCAGGGTGAAATGAGGGAGAAGGAAACAAAATGAAGACACCAGCCCAGTTGGGGCTTCCCCCCAAGTTTGACAAGTGGAGACCCGGCCAGGATCGCATCACTCAGCAGATCCTCGACAGCCGCAATTCGGGTGCGCTGGTCCAGGTGGTCCCCACCGGAGGGGGTAAGAGCATATGCTACCTGACCGCTGCCGTACTGCTGAATGGAAGGACGGTCATCCTCACCAGCACGAAGGGGCTGCAGGACCAGCTTTCCGCTGAGTTCGGCGACTATATCCGGGTAGTAAAAGGGCAGAGTGCGTACCGCTGCAAGGTGAGCGGATACCCCTGCTCTCACGGCCCCTGTCATTGGGGATACCGGTGCCCGATCAAGGAGCGTGGTTGCGAGTACTTTGACGCAGTCAACGCAGCCCGTGACGCCCGTATCGTGGTCACCAATTATGCCTTCTGGTTTGCCAATGAGCCGGAAGCGCTGGGCCGGTTCGATATGCTGGTGTGCGACGAGGCGCATGATTCAGTGGAGCAGCTATTGGGGTCCCTCTCCGTGTCCATTCGCCGGGATGACGTGGCCCGGATGAGCCAGTTTCCTGCCCCCGGCAAGGGAATGAACTACTACCTCGCGTGGGGACACATTCTGGCTCAGCGGGTAGAGGACCGCATATCGGACCGCAAGAAGAGGGGAGCCACGGAGGACCCGGAGGCGGTCAGGCTCCTTACGCTAAAGTACAAGATAGAAAGACTCAAGAGGGTGCGCCATGACAACTGGATCGCAGAACACAAGGGAAACGCCATCGAGTTCGAACCCATCTGGCCCGGAAAGCTCTCCGAGTCCTTCCTTACCAGAGGTATACCACGTATCCTTTTCACCTCCGCGACTGTTACCAGAAAAACCATGGACCTCCTGGGTATTACAGGCTATACTTACACCGAGTACCCTTCATATTTCCCTGTTAACAACAGGCCCATCTACTACATTCCCACTGTTCGAATGGACCATAAAGCGGGTCCAGCCGAAATCAGTGCATGGCTCGCCCGGATCGAGCAGATCTGTTCCTCCAGACCTAGCACCAAAGGAATAATCCACGCCGTCTCCTACGACAGGTGCAAGCGCATCTATCATACTAGCTCCCACCGCAACCGCATGATGACGCACGAGTCCGATACGACGCGGCTCGTGGTGGACAGGTTCAAGGAGACGCAGGACCCGAAGATACTGATCAGCCCCAGCGTGGTCACGGGTTTCGACTTCCCGTACGACACCTGCAGATGGCAGATAATTTCAAAGATCCCGTTCCCTGATGGTCGTAGTGAAGTTATGAAGGCCCGGACTAAGATAGATCCTGACTACGGATCTTATCTTGCGGTACAGTCCTTAGTTCAAGCCTGTGGTAGGGGGATGAGGGCACCAGACGATAACTGTGAAGTGTTTGTAATTGACAATCATTGGGAATGGTTTTCGTCTAAGTATAAAGGCCTTTTCCAAAATTGGTTCTTACAAGCATGCAAACGAGTTACTATAATACCGGGGGATCCGTATGGCACAAGATAGGTCAGATAAGGCAAAGGCTTATATCCGAGATTGGAAGAGAAGAAACCCGGAGAAGATGGCCGAATACCGCAGGAAGGAAAAGATAAGGACTGCGTTTACTGATAAAATAGCGGCCTTTGCCGCCTATGGAGGCCCGAAGTGTGTTTGTTGCGGGGAGGAGGGAGTATCTTTCCTTACACTAGACCATGTGAACGATGACGGATACAATCACAGAAAGGTGGTAGGTAGCGGGTCGGCGTTTTATAGGTGGCTTAAAAGGAACCACTACCCCCAAGACCCCCCTTTACAGGTTTTATGCGCCAACTGCAACCAAAGCAAGCAGGTTAATGGCGGGGTGTGCGAACATAAACTAGAAAGGAGGAATGCGTCAGAAATAGTAAGTTTATGGGAAGACGGCAGAAGGAAGAAAGCAAACATATCTAAACAACCCCAACTACCAAATGGAGGAAAGTAGAATGAGTATTCTTCGACCCAGCGGATTCAGCGAAGGTGGTGGGCTTCTTGATGACGTCAACGCAACCGTGAAGGAAGCCCGTTTCGAGATTTTCGACTACCAGGGGAAGGGAAACGCGGCTCCCAGTGCCCGGTTCACCCTCTCCCTTGAGGATGGGAGCGAGGTCAGCCAAAACTGGTCTTGTGGCAAGGCGACCGACTGGACCCCGAGTGAGGATGGCAAGACCCTGGTTGCCATCGGTCGTGCTACCGCCCTGAACCGGCAGAGCAACGTGGCCCTCCTGCTGGAATCCATCGTGAACAGCGGGTTCCCGGAGGACAAGATTGGGGACGACATCTCCATCTTCGAGGGCCTCGAGGCTCACTTCGTCCGCGTCCCGGCCCCCGAGAGGAAGGGGATCATGAAGAAGACGGACTCGCAGGGAAATGTTATCGAGCAGACGGTCCTCACCATCGACAAGATCAACAAGCTCCCGTGGGAGAAGAAGGCAGCGGCCCCGAAGGGTGCGGCTCCCAAAGCGGCCCCGAAGGGTGCGGCAGCGAAGACAACTCCCGCTGCAGCGGCTGGTGGGGAGGACCTGTCGGAAGTCGCTTCCGGCGCCATCATGGAGATCCTGGCCGAGAACCCGGACGGCATCGCCAAGGCCCAGCTCCCTGCGCTGCTGTTCAAGAAGATCGGCACCCACCCCAAGAAGGCACAGATCCTGCAGGTGGCGTTCAAGGACGACTTCCTCGCTTCCGGTGGGTGGACGTTCGAAGGTGGCAAACTGACCCTGTAGCATTACTCGGTGTTTTTCTATGCGCATAGAGGAGAGCAGGGGCAGCACGTACTGTGTCCCTGCTTCCTTTCATAGACCAGATCGGAGGCCCCTGATGCTGTTAAACAAGTACAAGAAGGATGCTTTCCCGCCTGAACCCAGCGACCGCACGTTAGGCATTCACCTATCCGACATTTACGGGGACATAGCTCAGTCAAGCGGAATAGACTCGTTTGTAAAGGATCCGAACAGCACGGGACCCAACCTCAAGATGGAGATGGGGTTTATCTGGGAGAGGTCACTGGAAAACGAATTCCGCAAGAGGGCGATGCAGTCCGTGGACCAGGGTCCGGATGTGTTCCGCCCTGGAGAGATCGTGGTGGAGGGGATACCAATGTCCCCGGACGGTATCTGCATGGAGCCATGGAAGCTAATGGAATATAAGCTGACATGGATGAGCAGCAACCGTGATCCGCAGGACAACTGGCGCTGGATGACGCAGATCAAGGGGTACTTGTACGGGGTGACGCAGTTCTTCGATCGCCTCACCACGGAGTGCGACCTGCACGTGCTGTACATAAACGGGGACTACAGGAACAGCGGTCCCGAGTATTGGTGCTATGAACTCAGATTCTCCAGCACCGAGATCGTGGAAAACTGGAAGATGCTGTACAACCACGCTAAAAGAAAGGGGTGGGTATAGATGGCTATCCCAAGTAAACTTTCAGGCACGGGGTTCAAGGAGGCGGACCCCTCGATAAAGAAGCGTCTCCTAGTGGCCGTGGAGGCCCTGGAGAAGGAGGGGAAGACTCACTTCGCCCTCACCGCTCCGGGTCCCATAGCCGTGTTCGATTTCGACACCGGCATGGAGGGGGTAGTTCACAAGTTCGCGAGACAGAAGAAGATCTACGTGTCCGACTACAGGCGGCTTGGGAACGTGATGACCAACACGCCTGACAACTGGATACTGCTGTGGGAGAAGTTCAAGCGCGAGTATATCGCCACCATGGAGGCTCCCGAGATCCGCACGGTGGTGATGGACACGGCCACGGAGGTGTGGGAGCTGCTCCGCATGGCCCGGTTCGGGAAGCTCACGCAGGTGATGCCCTACCATTACGGACCCGTGAACGCCGAGTACCGGGAGCTGTTGCGCAAGGCGTACAGCACCGAGAAGAACCTCATTCTTCTGCACAAGATGAAGGACGAGTATGTCAACGACAAGCGTACAGGGTCCCTCAAGAGGAGCGGGTTCAGCGACACCGGCTACATGGTGCAGGTGAACGTGCGGATGTGGAGGGATGAGGATTCCCTGTTCCACCTGTTCGTGAAGGATTGCAGACAGAACCCGGACGTGGCTGGCATGGACCTCGTCAACGACATGGCCAATTTCCAGACGCTGGCCACGCTGGTGTTCCCCGAAACTATCGAGAAGGACTGGGTGTGACATGTATGGTGGGTACGTTTACAAAACGGGAGCCTTCCTTGATTCAGATTGACGAGCGCACGGGTTCGGCTGAACTACAGTCTCTATTTCCACCGGGAGTGCCCACCATAGTTGGGAGGCTGGAGTTCGGGGATTTTGCCTTCTTGGGCAACGGCCCTGAAGACGAACCCGTTTCAATCGGGGTCGAGAGGAAGGGGATAAGGGACCTTCTAAACAGCATGGTCACGGGGAGGCTGGTAGGACACCAGCTCATAGGGCTTGTCAACAACTACCACTACGTCTACATCGTCGTTGAGGGGCTGTGGAGATTCAACCCCACGGACGGTATGCTAGAAGAGAGGTGCGGTCAGGGGTGGGAACCAATTCAGTTAGGCTCGAGGCGTTTCATGG